TTTTTATCATCGAACAAAGATTGGGCATAAACGATTTAACTGGATACTTAACTCGAACTAGACCAGGTGAATATCTAGTAATATCTTTGCCAGCTTACTTTGAAGAGAGAACTGTTATAGTAATTGATGATGAGGAATTTGTATTTGAAAAAGACGAATTATTATCGCCAGATTATTTACCTTGGCATGAAATTAATAGCTTAATGAATAGGGTTGTTGATCCAGAAACTGGCATAGCTAACGGAAAGCAAGTTTTCTTTGCTCAATATATGCAAAACCCTGTTGCGGATGGCGGAAACATGGTTGATATAAATTGGTTTCAGCCATTTAGAATTAGCGATGTCTCTTCTATGAAATTTGATAAAGTTGTAGTATCGGTTGACTCAGCTCAAAAACCCAATGAAATCAATGACCCAAGTGCCTTTCTTAAATTTGGAATCATTGGTAAATCGAAATATTTAATTGATTGTTATTGCGAAAGAAAAGTTTATCCAGAAACAAAGGAGGGGTTAATAGCTTTTTGTAATGATGGGCATAGGGCAACTGATTTAATAATTGAAGATGCTAACACTGGCTCTAGTTTATTGCAGGAGCTTCCTAATGAGCATAAATTATATGGAATAACAATTATTCCTATTTCTCATGGCGGTATAAAAAAAGAAATAAGATTTTTAACCGCAACTGGCGCGTTTTCAAATAGAAGTTTTTATTTCCCAAAAGATGCTACTTGGTATCCAAATTTTGAAAGTCAATTAATGCAAATTCCTAAGGGTCGCCATGATGATATGGTTGATTGTTTAGGTCACTTTGCACATTGGCATATTGAGTTAGAAAGATTCTTTGACTATTGGTGTATTGAAGTTTAATTATCTAAGGTAACAGTACTAATAATATTGCCATTAACAGCATCTTTTAAATCAAAGCTAATATTGACCAATGCGGTTAAATCATATTGGCTTACTTCTTGACTATTTGTAAACTCTATAAATGTTTCAAACAAAAAAGTATGAGAATAAAAAGTTAATTCAGATTCTTTTCCTTGGTCAAGAACTGGTGTTAATTTTTGGTATACAATGTTGCCAGTGAAAGGAGAGCTTGGTATAAATCCAGCTATGGATTGGCAGATTGGTTGCAAATAATTAGATACTTTGTCTTTTTCATCAGCTAAACCAACAGAGGATGCATTTTCTCCCAGATTTATAAAAACACATAATTCTATTGCTTGTATAATTTTAGCAGATATTCCTTGACCAAGATAATTCTCAACATTTATATCAGTCTTGCCATTCGGATCTTTTCCAGTTGTTCTTGGCAAAGTATAAACAAAAAGCCATGATTTAGTTGCACTTGTTGAATCAATAGCATTAAGAAACATTTGCTTTGCTCTTTCATAATCAATAGTGCCAATAATTCTAATATTGCTTTTTATTATTCCAATTGGACTGCCTTGTAAATATGGCAAACCAACTAAATTAGGTATAGCACAAGTAATTGTGTTGTTAGTATGCGATGCCACTAGCTTGTAACCATTATATCCAAAATTTCTTGCTTCTAATAATTTAATGCTACCAGTTGGATTAGCATTAGCAGTGACATCGACTTGATAAAAAAATAAATGCAATGAAGATTTTAAAGAAATTTGGGTTAAAATAGAGTCATTAGCTATTCCCATAAAATTATCAACTATAAATGTTGTTGAGTTTACTATGGACTTTATTGCTATTAAATTGCCATTAATATCTATTTTATAATTTGCGTTGACAATAAAAGGATTACTTTCTGTAGTAGTTATAGTTAAAGTATCATTATTATTAACAACTTTAGATGCAACATTAAAAACAATATCAGTTTTTGATAAAGTTTTTGTTCCATTATATTTTGCATCACTTGCTCCAGTAATTTCAACGCTAGATTGGTTTCTAGTTATGTTGTGATGAGAGTTTGCTAACGCGATTGCAATGTTATTATATCTTTTTAATGATGTTATTTCATAATAGTTTTTAACATTACAAATTAAAAATGTATTATTATTTTGAAGGTGGTGATTGCCATTAGTTGTAAAGGTTACATTATTGCCATTTACAACGATATTTGTAATATTTACACTATCAGAAAAATCATCTGTAAATTTAGGCAAAACTGCTTTTAATTGATGGACTATTTCACTTGTTTGCATTTTATAAATTCCTCAAATTATTATTAATAGCATTTCTAATTTTAGTAGCAATTAATGTTCTATTTTGTGCTAATGGTCTTCTAATATTATTTCTTGGAGCAACTCTTGCTGATCCAAACTCTTGTATTGAAGCGTGAGGAGCTGTTGCACCAATAATTTGCTGATTGCCACCATTGCTTTTAGTGTAAACGCTTTTACTTAATTTACCAGTTAAAATTGCTGAACTTTCTTCTCCACTAGCATTTGATGCTTTGTGTGTATATGTGCTTCCTGCTGCGATTTTTAACCCCTTAGGAGCTGGGTATCTCAACACTTTTGCAGAAGCGCCTCCTAATGAATAACCTGCCGATGTAGCTCTAGTTCTTTGCATTGTTTTTTTGCCGCGAGTCTTAAAGAAAATATAAGTATTACCAGTTTTAGGAAGAGCCATTTGCCTTCTAACTTCTTGAACCATGTAATTACCAGAGTGTCTTAAACCAGTTCTAATTCCACCTTCAATTGCTTTTTTAATTTTGTTTATAGCTCCTTTGCTATCTTGTTTTCCTAATTTAATCTCAATATTCATAAAATATTCAAATTAATATTTGCTAATCCAGCATGAGAGCATTTTAACATTGTAAAGATATTTTCTCCATGAAGATTTGGCAATACTTCGAGTATTTTATAAGCCTCTCCTTTGCAGATGATAATGTTTTCGATTTTTATTTTTTTAGTAGAATCTCTTCTTATGTAAAAATGGTCAGTAACTTTTCCTAGTAAATTTGCTCCATTGAAAATATCTTCTCCATTAACAGTTACTTGCATTGCCCAAGTATTAGAAACTAGATTTTCTTGGTCAATTAAAACATCTTGAGAATTAATATTATTAGCTTTTTTGATTCTAGTGGCAATTGTTATTGGAATGTTTAAATCGCCAATTTTAATATTGCGTTTAGGTTTCGTGATGAATTTGCAAGTATTTGTATCCATATCATATAAATGGTTCAATTTGATTTATATTGAAGAATCCATTAGCAATACCCATATCATTACAACAAGCATCTCCTCTATTTTTATAGAGAAAGGCAACATATTCCATCAATCCTTGTTTGTAAGTGAATGGAACATTGGCATCAGATGCGCCAAAGCCAGAAGTAAAGTTAATTATTACAGCATCAGCCCTATTGTCAATTGTTATTGGGTATTCTTTATCTTCTTTTAAAAATATATGTGAATATTGGTTAGTCTCATTAATATAATAATTTGAAGCATCAAAGGTCGTTAAAGCGCCGTTTAAATAATATTGTATCGAAATTATAGATTGTAGCTTAGTTCTTTTAATTTTAATCGGTGTATTATCAACTGGGAAATTATCTAAAAATGTTTTATAGGTTTTGGTAATTAAATCAATTGTGGTAATGTTTTCAAATCTTTCTATGGAGGTTTTGATAAGATTTGTTAAATAGGCATCTTCTTGACCAAAATCTATTCTTAAATGAGCTTTAACATCACTTAAAGAAACAGCTAGCGCTAATTGTCCAAAATTAGACACTAGTATGTATTTTATTGGTTGAGAAAATTGAAAATACATTATTTATTTCTATTTTTTTTATTAGAACTTATTTTTTTGGTCTCAACTACCAAATTATCTTCGGGAGTTTCGATTTCTACTTTATCCTCAGGGGTCTCGATTTGTAAATCTTGTTCAGGAGTCTCAACTACCAAATTATCTTCGGGAGTTTCGATTTTATTTTTTTTCTCAACTAAAATATCTTTTAAAGTAGTGCATTGAAAACAAAAATTAAATTTATCTTCTGATTCATAAATTTTAATTAATTCGTTTTTTGTATATTGTCCTCTTTTAAGAACAACTCCGTTTTCATTAAAATCTTTAGTTAATTCAAATAGTATCATAAAAATTATTTTTAATTGTCCCCCTTTGTTTTTTAAGCAAAGGGGGATTATAATTAAGATTGGATTTGTGGTTTATCCAAATATTCCAAAATAACTTCTGATTTAAAAGTTAAATCGGTGCTAACTGATCCAGTTAAAAAATTCACTCTAAAATATTTTTGATTATTTAAAGCTAGGTTTTTAAGCGAGATACCCTTAGTTCCAACAGCACCTAAACTTGTTTGGTCTATTGCTGAAACGGATGATATTCTATCGTTTTTACCTAAATAATCATCACTTGTAAAAGTAGATGGATTTACTGCAAAAGATGAATCATCGGCAAATTGCACATTTTTAATTTTTACAGAGCCAGAAGTCCAAGTAGTCACATCTAAGAAAACTTTTAGTTCTTTTACCCCTTCAATTATAATTGCAGAACCAGCAATAGTAGCATCTTCCGCTGTGCTAGCGGTAGAAACTACTCCTACTTTTTTTATAATTCCTGTTAAATTTTCAGACATATATATAATAATTTAATTGTTAATATTAAGCTTTTGCGTAAAGAGCTTTAATAGCTTGTGTTTCCACAATACCTTGGGCTACATATCCAATCTTACCAGCTTTAGTTGCTCCGTCAAGTAAAGTTCCTACATTAGAATCGAAACCAATTATTCCGATTGTAGAGGGGATTACTTTGTAAGCAAATTTTAAATCACCGACAAAAGCAAGTAATTTACCAGTATTGCCAGATAAGTTTGCAGTAACGGCAGTATAATCTCTTGTAATATCAGTTGCTCCGTCGTGTAAAGATTTATAAGTTCCAATTTGAGCATGTTCAAATGTTCTTACTGGAATAAGACCTTCTGGCGTAACAAAAGCTTGTATGTCAGTTGAATAAAAAAATTGCTCAAGAGGTAAATGACCATCAGAAGCTTCAATAGAAAATGCGGCATTTATAAGCTGTCTGCTAACATAAATAACAGAATTGTTTATAAATTCTTTTTTCAAAGTTGATAAGAAGTTTCTTAAATCTTTTCTAATAGTTGCATCTGCTGGCGCATATTGAGTAGTGGTTGCAGTTTTACCTACAAGACTATTGTTAGCTGCCGCAATTACATCTTGGAAAACATCTTTAATGATTTTCTTGTCAAATTTACGGTTTAATCCAGCAATGTTTCTATCGAGAACATTAACTTGATTTCCACCTTGCATAACATTAAGAATTACATCAGTAGAAATATTCATTTTTGACTGAACTTTCTTAAGAGCTAATTTAACATTTCTGTAAACAACTTCTTTAGTTACCTGAGAGGCTTCTAATTCGTTTGCTTCAAAAGCTTCAATTAAAGATTCATCAAAAGTATTCCAAACAAGAGCGCCTTCATTGTCATTTACAGCAGGCATTACATCAACATCTTGTAAAATAGTTGAAGGAATGTCTTTGTTGACTTCAAAAGAACCCATTACAGTAGCTGGTCTATCAATTGTGTTTGTTGATGTTGAAT